ATGGTCACTGGGGTTTCCAAGGGTTCCTGTGACCCCATTGCCAGTCGTCCAGCCTCTCGGATGCGGGTTTCGTAGTCCACGGTCTTGGCAGGGGTGTAGGTGCGGACAAAGTTGCCAACACGCCTGTGCCTTGCCCGTTGTTTTCCAACAGGGTCACCGTCAACGCTAAAAGTCACCATAAAAGTCATGAAAGCCTTGATTGATAAGTTGGCAGCAAGTAGATCATCTCCGCTTGGCTAAGTCCTGTTTCGTCTTTGTCGGGGGTTCGTGCCAAGGCCCAGACCTCAACAGGCTTCTGATCTCGTTTTCGTTGTGGCCCTGCTTCGTCCAGTCGGTCAGCACCTTTGTTCGGCGTTTCTGGATTTGGTCTTTCGGGATATTCAACGTGCCAAGTTGCCTGAGAAGCCGTGCCCCGCACCAGATGCAACACGGGTCGTAGCGGTTCCATTTGGGGGCTTCTGTGGATGATTGACATTCTTCACACCTCATTTCGGAGGGCTTCACGTGCAAACCTGAGAACTGTCGGGTTTATTCGCTGTCCAGCAGTGTAATTTGCCAAAATCTTCTTAGCCCACGCCTTGTGGTCAACCCTGTCAGCCACGACAGCCTTTTTTATGTCTGCCAGCTTTGCCAACTCTCGCTTCAGTCTCTCGGGGTCTGCCTTGGGTTCTGGCAGGGCAGTCGCTTCTGGTGCAGGGGCTTGGCGGCAAATCTGCTTGAACTCAATCACGTTCGGGCAACGGGGTGGCAGGTTCTCCAATGCCCAAGCGATTCGGTGCAGGCTGTTAGCGTAGGTGGACAACTCATGTGACCACATCGTCTTTACAGAAGAGTGGTCAAGGTTGGAATACATGTCCGTGAACTGCTTGCCATAAGTCAAAGCCAAGCGTTCAAACAAGCGATCAACGGCCTTCAATGAAAGTGACATTTTCTGCCTCAAAGATGTTTGGGTTAAAAGAAGCTTTACGAGCAACACCGGGTGCTAGACCCTCCATCGCTTCACGTTGTGTTTTTTGGTAGACCGTCTCAGTTGGCTTGTTTTGGCTGTTTGTCACCCACTCAGCCTTAAAACTTTGCCATCCACGGGATACCGTTTCTCGGATAGCCTCATTCAACGACCATCCAGCTTTGTTTGCTTCTCGCTGCATGCCGTCTAGTGCAGTCTGGGTCAGAACTGCCCTCTTAGCTTTCCTGATGGACAGAAAATCATCCCAAACATCCTGATCAACATCATCAGGCCGCTTGACGGCCACTGTCTTTGTATTTGGTTTATCGTTATTGGTTATTGGTTTATCGTTATTAGTTGCCTTAGCGCTGGGTTGCCACTGGGCATCCACATGGGAACCCACTGGGTTCTTTTTGCGTCCACCAAGGCGACCATTAGCCCTGTTTTTCTCGGCCATAATTTGGTAGTTTTGAATGATCTCGTCACACTTAGCATGGAACCAGCCATCCTCTTGTTTTACAAACATATCGTTCAAAACATCTCGAACCACACTGGCTTCAAGTCGTAACCGCTTGGAAACCCACTGGGTATCAAGTGGGATCTTGTTCTCGCTGTCGTAGTACATATCGAGAAGTCGGCGATAAGCCAAGTCCTCCTCGTTAGACAGGTGCGCTGTGGCGGCCCGATAGTCGCCAATGTTGAATTGGTAGTAGTGCATTAAGCATCCTCGCAAACCTCCAGAAAGAAACGACAGCAGGCGGGAGGTGCGCTTTTCGGTATGGTGATCAAGCCATACCTAGCTGGGTTTCAAAACATTATACCTTGTCAAACCAATCTGGTCTAACAACCATCAGTTGATACAAGCGTCCAGATGGGATCGTCTGCCACTGCCAAACAGCACTGCGACTCACGCCCAACAGCTTCGCCAGAGCAGACTGTGAACCAGCTTTTTCGATTGCTTCTTGTTTTGTCATCCGTCAATTTTACTCCACAAACAAGCACTGTTGAGTATTAGGGAAACCACCTAGATTTATTTTCAAAAAAGTCTTGATGGATGTGAAGAAACCTTTACAATGCAGTCATGCCCTAGCAATTCCGCACAGGGTCTTTTAGGAAGCCACCATGAAAAAAGTTGAAAAGTTTAATGTCCGCATCGTCAACACTGGCGACAAGTATGGTCGCAATGACTGCCTTGTTAACGACAAGAGTGCGATGGTTGAGTTCTACGACTCACGTTACACAGATGGCGACTTTGCAGAGCGAGGCCAGTTTGTGTCTCGCTACTACATAACCACACTGCTTGAGGGCAGCCAATACCCTAGCGGGCTTTGCCTTGATGGTGGCATCCCTGCTTGGTCAGTGTCTGCTGATGGCATGAAAGAAGTTCTGGAATACATCCAGCAATAAACCAACGGGGCCACGGCCCCACATCCCCGCAAGGGTCTTTTCAGGAGCAACCATGAACACACTTCAAACCTTTGAAGCGTTAGCTGCAACATATAGCGATGACCCACGAACCCGACTGGCCTACCACGTGGGACTGCTCCAGGGGCACATCCGCAAACAAGACCACCTTATCGCGATCCTTGAACAAGAGATCCGACAACTCACCTTAGAAATCAACCAGGAGAAAGTATGAAACAGATAAGCACCGCATTGGTCAAGGCTCAGAAAGCCTTTGGCCCTGCTCTCAAAAGCTCAACCAATCCACACTTTCGCTCACGTTATGCCGACCTGTCGGCCTGTGTGGAGGCAGTCATTGAGGGGCTGAACGAGGCTGGTATTGCCCTGATCCAGCGCACCAGCGAAGACCACGTTGGCGTGACTGTTGAGACGGTCTTTGTCCACGAATCTGGCGAGATGCTGGAATGCGGCAAATTGCACGTTCCCGCCAGCAAGCAAGATCCCCAAGGGTACGGTAGCGCACTGACATACGCTCGGCGTTACTCACTGATGGCGGCCTGTGGCATTGCCCCAGAAGATGATGATGGTAATGCCGCCAGTCGCAAGCCAGCCGCGCCAGCCCCAGACATCACCGATCACCTCTCGGCAATCGAGGCAAGTGCCACCAGTGACGAACTGGCGACCCTTTACAAGTCAGCATTAGAGGCTTGCCAAGGCAACCAGGCTCTGCAAGCCAAGGTTATCGCCGCCAAGAAAAGCCGTGTTGAACGCGCCAAACAGGAGAAAGCAGCATGAACGATCAAGGAACTGAAGGCTGGTTTGCAGACCGTCTGGGCAAAGTTACCGCCAGCCGATTGGCTGACGTACTCGCCAAAACAAAGACTGGTTACAGCGCAAGCCGAACCAACTACATGACCCAACTTGTCTTGGAAAGAATCACAGGACAAAAGGGTGAATCGTTTACCAATTCGGCAATGCAGTGGGGCACTGAACAAGAGCCTTTTGCCAGAGCCGCATACGAGGCCCACACAGGCCAAATGGTCGAGGAAGTGGGATTCGTACCTCACCCAGACATTGAGGCCGCTGGAGCCTCGCCTGATGGCTTGGTGGGTGACGATGGCATGGTCGAGATTAAGTGCCCGTCATCTAGCACAGCCCTTGAGTGCTGGCTGACCCATTCGCAAGGTGGAAATCCGGTGGATGCCAAGTATTACGCCCAGATGCAGTGGCAGATGCGCTGTGCTGACCGAAGCTGGTGCGATTACGTGGTCTTTGACCCACGGATGCCAGCCAAGGCTCAACTGTTCATTGTCCGAGTCGAACGAAATGCCGATTGGCTAAAAGTCGCTGAATCAGAAGTGACCTCATTTTTGGCAGAGGTAGATGCCAAAGTAACCGCCCTTAAATCAATCATTGGAGAATGAAATGTCAAAAGTAATCAAAGAGATCAGTTGCGTCACGGGCCAATACACAAACGCATCAGGTGATGTGAAGAAGCGTTATCAGCGCATCGGGTCAATCATTGAGACAAAGAACGGCCCAATGCTCAAGCTGGACAGCATCCCCTTGCGTGAAGGTGGTTGGGATGGTTGGGCATACATGAACGACCCACGCCCAGCCGAAGCCAAAGAACAGCCACGCCGCCAAGCCTCTGGGTTTGACGATATGGCAGATGACGTCCCTTTTAATTAAAACGGGTCTATAATGGTCGTATGTCCCAACGCACAGGAGTACGACATGACCCGTTTTGAAAAAGAGTGTTTTAAGTGCAAAGCCATCAAGCCTATCGCTGAGTTTTACAAGCACTCAATGATGGCTGATGGCTACCTTAATAAATGCAAAGAATGTGCAAAAAATGATGCGACAGAACACAGGAATAAGAATATTGAAAAAGTCAGAGCCTATGACAAGGCTAGGGCAAAAGAACCTCACAGGGCGAAACTTGCGGCTGAGGTCAGCAAAGCATGGAGAGCCGAAGACACTCGTCGTTCTAAAGCACATGGAGCAGTTGCCAGTGCCATTAGAAAAGGGTTGCTTGTATCTACTCCCTGCATTAGATGCGGAGAACAAAAATCCCTCGCCCATCATGAGGATTACGACAAACCTTTGGAAGTTATGTGGCTTTGCCAGCCGTGTCACAAGCAAAGACACAAAGAAATTTTAAAAAAGGACTGACCATGCACGACTTGTTTAATCGAATTTTCGGAACCGAGCCAAAGAAACTGGTGCGAACTGACGATCCCGACACAAGTCGTGCGTCAGCAAACGCAGTCGATACCACCAAGATGGAGGCGATG